GCTGCGGTATCAACCTCTACTGATTCATCAAGAAACTTAGCCTCAATTGCTCTATTTTTAAGTGGATCATATAACTTGGAGCGCCACTGTTTAGCAGAGTTAGCAACCTCGGGGATTTCAGAGAAGTCATCACGGCGCATAGCCTGCCCAACCGCCTCGTTAAATTGGCGCCTATTCATTGTGCCGCCTTCTTTGCGATAGGACTTAAACTGGTCTAAATGGCCTTGTAGCGCCTTGGCATAATTACCATCCCATAGCTTGATAGCTGTTTCTGTCGCCTGTCCTACACCATTCTCAAAAGCTATAGGTGATTCAGCCAATGCAGCCGCAGCCGTTCTAGTTTCTGGTAATTCACTGGTAATAGCCCGAGATAGAGGGTCAAGGCTAAATAACTTAGTCATTCCCTTAGCTATCTTGCCTTTTACCTGAACATCCTGAAAAGCAGACATAGCGCCAACAGAATCACCACCTCTCTGTATTACACCTTCAGGGTCAAGCGAACTTTCAATATCATCAGAGAATTTTTGCAAGTCAACATCAGAACCCCTGACCGCATTAGCCATAGGGCCAATAGATCCTAATACGCCACCCAATAAAGTAGCAGCAGTCATATTCACCGCAGACTCACCATAGGTACGCTCTAATTGTGTTAGGTGTAATGCCGCTTCTGTCGCAGCCGTAGAACCAACAGCCACCCCCGCAGTAGCAGAAGCCGCCGTTAAAATAGAAGCGCCATTTCTATAGGTCTTGTAAGCCGTACCACCAACAGGGATTAAATTAATAGGATCAAATATAGATACAGCCATACTCGCCATAAATCCATCAGCGCCAGCTTCAGACAATAACTGCCTATCAGCCCTCTCACGGGTTTGCTGTCGTCTTACCGCATCAATCTCAGCCGTATTGTCAGCCAGCGCAGCATTATCAACAAAGACGCTATCTAGCTTTTCTTCTTCCGTGAAATGGTCGAAAGGGTTGAAGTCAGGATTATCCACGCCATCAGGCAAATTACCCTCGCGCGCTAGATAAGAGCCTATCGTATTTTCAGTACGATAAGCAGGAAGCAATACATCTTTAACAAAATCAGTAGGCCTATCGGGTTCCGGTAGATTTACTCCAACCTGATTAGCTAATGATAGTTGTGTTTTGGTATCAGGGATAAAGGGCATTACAGTCCCCTAAATGGTACTTGACCACCAAAATCATCAGGGCGCCCTTTAGAGCGTAATTGTTTAACCTGTGCAGCAGACATACCTTGGCGCCTCTCTATCTCTGCATTAACATCAGGCTTCCAAAAGAATCCATTTAACGCAATAAACCCATTTTCCTCAGTATTAATACCTATTAAATACTCAGGTTGCCCAGTGCTAGCCGTTCTCGAGGTATGTGGGTTATTGCCCATAATCACAATGTCATTCCGGGTAAACTCAAACGGCAATAATTGGGTCTGTGTAATATCGTTATATAACTGGTCTTTGATATAGGTAGAATCACCCCCAACCTGATAATAGTCAGCCGGTGAATACTTAATCATCTTGCCTTCAAACTCTTTCCAGTTGCGCCCCATTATTTGTAAGGCTTTCTGTTTGGCATTATTCTCATCCATACCCGCAGTATAATGAGCATCAAATAACGTTTGATATTCCTTGGTCATGGCAGGGGTATTAGAAACATTTAAAGCACCCTCACCAAACATGGCGCCAAACTCGTCATCAATAGCATCCGCATACATATCAGGCGAATCTTTAACAAGAGCCTTTAATTGCCCCTGTCTCGCCTCTACTCTCGCCTTATCATTAGGGTTGGTCTGATCTCTTGCCAGCTTAACCGCTTCAGCAGGGGCCAGATTCTCAGATAAATCAGATACTAATCGACCATAAGCGCGATCTGTAGCACTGAAATCCCTATCAACCAATCCTGGAATAGAATCGAGCCGGTCAATCATGTCAGCAGATTCAGCAATCAACTCAGGATTCTCAGACCTCAACCCGTTTAATATCTGGTTTTTCATCAATGTAGGAACTTTCTTAACTCGCTCCACAAACTGGGCCTTAGCAGCAGCACCCTCTACAGCAGGCAATTCATTTAAGCTATCATTTAGATTGCGCTTATAGTAAGAATCTATCTGCTCATTAGTCAGAACAATACCGTCTTGGCCTGAAATCTTATTAGCTACTAAGGCATCATCAGCCGCCTCTTTTCTGATTTTCTTCTGGCCTTTTACAATATTGGTGATAATAGAGGTTCTTTCAGCCTCGCTAATATCGCCATTAGTAAATAGCTTTTCAGTCTGTTTGATTAATTCACCAGAATCACCCAAACCTGTATTGGCTTGGATTTTCAGATTAGAGACTTGACGACTAATATCAATCTGCTCACTCGCCGCAGCTTTAGCATCTAATGAAATCTGCTGATTAACATCAGCAATAGTGGCGCCAACAAAAGTATTCCATTCATCCTGAGTAAAATCTTTGGGCTTCTCCATCGACTGCAATGCTTCAAAAGCAGCCTCAGAGCCTTTCTTCTCATAAACACGACTAATATCACCACCCATTGCAGAGGCAGCAACATCAACCTGCAGGCTTCTAATCTGCTTGGTTTTCTCTTCTTTATCCAGTGCGGTGTTATTAACAATAGAATCAATAGCAGCAGCCATATTAATACCGGCTTGCTCTACATCCCCATCAAATGCTGAAGATTGTGCCAATCGACTTCTCTCACTTGCATTAATCGCTTGGTCTTGATTGGCTTGATCGACTACCGCTTGAGCTTGTGCGGCTTGAATCTTGGGCCTTTGGCGGGAAATCATACTGTCAATAGATAACTCAACAGCCGCCCTTGATGCAGGATCTACGCCTTGTAGAAACCCCTTAGCTAGCGCTTCTGCCCCAGTATTGTATGATTGTAAATCAGTAGGATTCTCAGCAGCCAGGTTAGTAAATGACTCAATAACATCGTTATCAAGGGATTTTAAATAACCCTCTCTCGCAGCCTGATTAAATGACTTCTTAGCTATTCCACCAATAAAAGTCTCTTCTTTTAACTCAAGCTTACCACCAGCCTTTTGTTGTGCTACACCTGCCTCTTGACCTTGTATCTTGGCTTGTTCAATCGTCTTTTGGGCTGCAACTTGAGCACGACCAGAGGCAAAGTTATCCAGCTTCTCTGACAAAGACATTAGCGCCTGTGGCTGTCCTGTTGAGATAGTCTGAGGCTGAATATTGACTGTTTCTGAAAAGGGCTTAGCCATTATTCCTCCGGTACTAACTGAACGACTTGTGAACCACCCTTAAGCAATGAAGTGGCTGCACCTACCTGACCAACACGTTTTTGGGTCTGTCCTCTCGCTCTAGTAGTCAATGCTGCAATCCTTGTATTAAAGGCATCACGCTCGGTAGCTGTTTCTTCAGCCTCGATTGATTGCTGTAAAATAGTCAATGGTGAACCCTCAAAAGCCGCTATACCTGAAGCACCAGCCTGAGCATTAGCCGTGGCCAAAGCAGCCGCTAATCTTTCCTTACGATCAGCTTCACGCTGAGTAGCACCCAACTCAGCAGTTTGGGCAGATAACTCAGCCTCTTTAGCCGCAGTCCTGCCTGCTTGAATCTGTGAGCCAGCGCTTAACAGGGTAGAGCCCGCTAATAGACTTATAGAAATAGGATCAGCCATTATACTGAAACCTCCAAATAAGCAGCCAATACCGTCATAGGTACAGGTTCGTCTTGTGTAATCGTCAAGGTAGACTCAACATCCCAGCCTTGTAGAAATATTCGTTTTAATCCGGTCTGTGGCTGGGGTGGGTCAAACACATTAACGCCCATCGTCTTATCCGCTATTCGCTCATTATTAACCAATACACCGTTGCTTTCGTACAACTCCATACCCACCCTGACTATTCGCTTAGGCAATGCAGCATTGGGGCCATTCTGTAAAGGGATATTAAGCGGCATAGTCTCAACAATAGGAATAAAATTTAATCCACCATAAATAACATCAGCCTGGCGGTCTATTGTAACCTGACCACCACTAACCACAAACTCACCTTTATAAGCACCATCAGCCACCACGTCGATAGTCTCACCTTCTAAATGAGACAATCCTGTTAATGTATCTGTAGACGTAGCTGAAGCACTGGAATCAGTGGTCAATGTAGTATCTTCACGCTCTAAAAAGTAAGTATCCACTCCACCTACAACACGCTTAACATAGGTATAAAGCGTATCATCAACCACCGCAACAGAGATCATCTCCCCATCCGTTACCCAATTAGTGAACCCCTGTACATCCTCTGAAGCCATTGTATTGTAAACAGCCATTGATCCATCGGTATTCACAATATAAACATAATTAGAATCAACCTCAGTAGTGCCCCTGGAAGCTGCCATTTCAATAGGATCGTTAATCAAATGACTCGCCAATACTGAAACAGAGGCAGAATCATAGGATTTATTCTCATCAACGAAAAAGAAGTTTCTTAATGACTTACCAGTACGCTGGACAAATAATGTCAATCCGTCAACCGTAACCGGCCTTACCTTCTTAGTTCCGTATTGAGTCTGTGGCAATACCGCGACATTAGCAGGGGTTATGGGGCTATTATTAACTGAAAACTCGCCACCAGACGTAAACACCTGCAAAGACCTGTTACTAAATAAACCTGTAATAGCATTAACTTGGTCAGTATCCAAAGTAACGTCGATACCCTCATCATCACGGGCTTTACCAAAATTAAAGTCAAAGAAGAAATTGACCTTAGAACCCCATAGAGTTGCAGGCCTTGAAGCAGTGCCGCCTAACCACAACCTAGCTTCGTGAAATACCGCAGTTCTAGGCCATCCACGGGTAGCAGACCATACATCTTCAGCCCTTGATACACCTGGCGTTATCTCAGTGGTTAAAATCTCGAAGCCGGTATTCTTTACAAATATCCCTGTACCAGTCATTAAATCCCAATCCTTTGCACTATCACCCGATAAAGTTACCTGATAAGTATCCAAAGGAGTCGTAGCAGATACAGTAATAGAGCCCTCACCACCCGTATTAATCAAGGCAATCAAAGCAGTTCTAATATTTTCCTCATTGGTCGCATCATCACCAGCGAACAATATCTCATCAGTCAGAATACCCTCTAAGCCAATCTTATACCTGTCACCCTCGTTCTGGTTCTGGAAGTTAAGCGACTGTGCATTACTGGTAGGCGTAGGACTTGAAGCATCGTTAAAATCAAACTGTGGGATGTTCTGTAGATTAATAGCACCAATGGACCACGACACATCAGAAGTCCGTGAAATCTCTTGTGGAGCTACATCAGCATGGAATAACAAAGCCGTATCAGCAGATTGGATATAGTCTATCTCTTTGACCTGAGCCAATGAGTAAGGCGTGACAAAGGTAGTCTGTGAAACCCCATCCTTAAATACTTCACACTGTAAATCAGTGAACAATAGACAATAATTAACTTCTGTAGAAAACGAGAAATTAAAGATACGGCCATCATCATCTTCATGGATAAACTGTGTGCCGTTACGGCGGCGAATGCCACCCTGAACCAAAGTGACTACATTCTGTGCCTGCCTAGCGCCAGCATAATAAGCCTGTAAGTCTTTACGACCTACTAATCGAGGGTCTAATTCACCACGGTTAAAGCTAGACTGTAATTGCCATACTCTTGCCATTAGAAGCCATACCCATTAAAACCACCAAACCTAACATCAGTAAATGGATTATCTTGAATTGGAACCTGTGGATGCTGTTGGGCATCAGCCGCAAACGCCTCACCCATAGCCTCCCTGAATTTCTGCTCATATAAGCCATTCTTATTAGCGTCATCTGTCACCGCTAAAGCAAACTCGCTGGCTAGCTTGTAAGTGAACGCTAACACGAAATAGGATGGTAATAGAGAAGTCTCAACCCTAGACACATAATCAATATCTATATCTAGGATGTCGGTATAAATTAAATCACGGAATATCTGATAACGCTTAACCTGATAGACGCGCTCAACCTTTAGATTATCGGTAGGGAGCTGATAAGCGTATTTCCACTCGTTTAGTGGAGTCTGTGAAAGTAAATTGAGCTTTTGTTTCTTAATAGAAAAGCGCCAATACGTGCGAGTTAGCATTGCCTCAAGCAAAGGCTCATACAACGCTTTCGCAACAGCCGCACCAGCGCCAGGATCATCAAAGGAGTTGATACTACCAGCCCCTATCATCTGTAAAGCGTTAGACGCTATATCAATGTCAGAAGCCATATTAACCCCTTTTAGCAAAAAGCCCCGCCCTCATAAAGAGAGCAGGGTCGATCAAAACGATCAGTCAGTGGACTAAGCAATAGCTGTGCCGGTACTAACCGAAGTTGTACCAGCATCACGATCTACTGTTAGCTTATAAAGGCTAGTACCGCCCGCATCAATACCTAGCAAAATATCACCTGTCTGAGCTACACCAGCGACAAAAGAGCCATCGAAGTAGTTAGCAGCAGTAATATCTGCGTCAGTAGTTGAATAAGACCAAATGCGTGGAGCATTAGAGTTAGCCTGTGCCGATAAAGGCAAAAAGTCATCTGAAATAAAAGCCATGATAAACCCCCTTATGCAGCTTCGTCATAAATGATGCGGACGATACCTTGAGGCTCACGCGCCACGGCACCAGCTTTATACATACCATTAGCCAGCCAGCTCGTTTTCTGAGCCACCCAATCAATAGTAGTTTTCATATCGATACCGATAGCGATACCGATAGCCGCCTTATGCCACATGAAAGCCTGTGATGCGTTAGTAGCACCAGGCAGACCACCCTCCACACGAGTACCGATAACCTTGAACTTAAAGCCCATAAAGGTATCGACTTCACCCTGAACCAACGCCTTAACGCTGTTGTAATCAGATGACGTGATTTCAGTAGTTGCCAATAGTGCATCCAAGCCCTGAGCATTGGTAACACAGAACCGATCACTAGACTCAGCTTCAATATCATTCAAGTGCTTAGAGGCTGTACGCAACTCTTTAACTGTTAAGTTAGTGGCTACAGTGGCCGAAAACCCAGTATCAGGGTCTTGGTCATTAGTAGTGGCAAAGGTAATGCCCGCCATAGTATCAATGATAATCTGATCTTCA